TTCTAACATTAATTCTGTCCAATGCAGATGGTTTATCTTGTAAAGTCTTTTGACCAAATACTACGATACCTTGTCCTGGGAATTGAACGATTGGGTTAACTTTATTTTCGTATAAATCATCTTTTTCAGATTGAGTTAATCTATCTAATACACTAACCGCTCCTATTAAACCACCTCTATTCAAACCTGCAGGTGCGAACCACTCAGCTGCTACTCTATCATTTGATGCGAATACACCTGGAAGTAATACTGATGGTGGAACTGTGATTAATTTGTTTGTGTTTACATCTATTGTTTTAATCCAAGGATAATAAACAGCAGTCATATTTGAATCTACTGCTTGAGCTTGTGTTATAGTTGCTGATAAAGAAGTTGAAGCGTTACCTGCATCTCCGATGAAGAATGCATCGTTTCTTTGTTCAACCATATCTAAAATTGAAGTAAATACAGATGAATGGTCTGTTCTATTAACGTGAGGTGCTACTACCATATTGATATCATATTCGTCAGCGTTTGATAAAGCTGAGATATGTTTTGCGTATGCTAATTTACCAGCTGTTGTAGATGGTTCAATATCTGATGAATTTGTGTTTGGTGCGAATCCGTCAAAACCTTCTTGGAATGCTACTACGAATTGTCTTTTTACAATTTCAGTAGATGTTGTTGATATTAATGTTAATCCACAAATAGTATCTAATGAGAATACAGAGTTAGAACCATTACCTGCACTTACAGGAATTGGTTTCATATAGATTTTGTTATCACCATTAGTGTCTAAATCAATACCACTATATTTTGTAGAATCTACTACTGACCCAGTTGTAAATGTTACTCTTGGGATAAAGTTTGCGTATACTCCTGCGTTTACAGGTAGTTGATATGCTGCGTGTGCAAATGGTACTGCTTGAACTGGAGCGGTTTCGTTTAAGTTTACAATTCTAATATATTTTGAATTGTTAACCCAATCACCTGTTTCAGTTATTTTACCAGTTGAACTAATTGTTCTTTTTCTATCACCAATTACTCTACTAATAAAGTTTGGAGAGTTAGGGTCTAAGTTTACATTTGAATAAGTTTCTACTACTGTCTTTTTCTTATCAGTATCATTAAATTGTCTTACTACAACTGTAAATGTACCATAATCAGTTCCGTTTGTTGTACCAGCTGCTTTTACATTTGAAATACCAACTTTTATTTTAGTATTTGCTGTGTTTCCTGCAGTGATTGTTTCGAATTGGAATAAATTATATCTTGTATTACTAATTAATTGAGATTGAATGTATGGAGTTAATGCCTCACATGCGTCACCTGTACCATAAGAACCACTAAATTTTTGGTCAGCTAATACAACTAAACTTGAACTAAAGTTTGAAGCAAATAATGAACTTGTAACTGAACCAGTTCCAATTCCGTCTGTACCTGATAATGTATAAGAACCTGTGTTATATATAAATCCATTTTCTTTAAAGAAAGCGTATGAATAAGCTGCTTTAGCACCATAAGGATTTGAACCAAATACTGATTCAATATCGTTATCATCTGATAATTCTAAAGATGCACTATATCCAGTTACACCATTTAATACAATTGAAAAATCACCACTACCATCTTTGTCAGAAATTGTTGTTCCAGTAAATCCTGCTGCACTTCCAGTTGTATTAAACAATACTCCTAATGCTCCTGAGAACGACCCAGAAGATGCTATTAATAATAAAGGAGCTTTTTCAGTATATCCTTGCTTACCTGCTACTCTACAAATTGTTGCAGTTCCTGCTTCTCTTAAATAGTTTTGTACTGCTAACGGAGTGTAATATGTGTCGTCAACAGAACCAAACAATGTTTCAAACTCAGCTTGTGAATTTACGATTGTAGGTACTAATGGGCCTTCTTTGAAAGGGCCGATGAACGCTGCTCCGATGTCAGCTACACCTTGTTGTAAAAATGATAGGTCGTTTTCTTTTGTAAATACGCCTGGTGATACTATTTTCTCTGCCATTTTATATGCTTTAATTTAAATTTATTATTTCTCAATATAAATATAAATTAAAAGTCCAAAACATTAAATTATGAATTGGACTTTTGTATTTTAATTTTTTATGAGATGTTATTTACTATTCAGTAGGTGTTTTAACCAATTTGAAGAATACATTTAAGTTTCCTTCGGTTTCTACATTTGCTAATTCAGATAAGTCAAATGCTCTGTACTCTAATTCTTTCTCTTCCGATAATAGTTTTTCGTACTCTTGATTAAATTCAATAAAGTTTGATGTCAATGAACGGGAAACAATATTTCCTTCTTCATCTTTTACTTCATCGTACATTTTGATGAACACTTGTCCTTCTTCTTCTGTACCTAATTTTTTGATTAATTCTTCTCTTAGTTTTTCAACGCTTTCTTTTTCAGATGCTACTTTCTTTCCTAATTCGTTTAACCAGAATTTAGACACTAATGAAAGTTTTTCGTTTAATAAACCTTTTGATGTAACTTCTCCTGTTTGTTGATTTTTAACACCGAATAATTCTGCTTCTAATGTTAAGAACTCATGTAACTTAAGACTAATTTTTTCCATAATTCAATTTTAGTTTTGTTTTTGTTTGTGTATATAAATATATATTGTAAATTTTTTTGAAAAGTAGCTTTTTTATCCTATTGCAATTGTTGCAGGTGATGTATTGGCATTTGTTCCTATAACAGTTACTGATATATCAGCACTATTAGGGAAGGAATATCCTACTGTAAATGTATAACATCCCGCGTTTGCATTAAGTGCACCAATAGTTACTGCACCTGCACAATATCTAGTAACTTCAGTAAATCCCATTCCTGATCCCATATATCCACCACCTAACCACATTGCTCTTCCTGTATTTCCACTTCCATTACCATAAACACCAACCATTATTTGCATTACACCATTATAACCTGATGGGCCGATTGTTACTGTTGTTGTGCCATTATAAATACCTCCCACTTTAGATACTATACTACCATTACCATTAAAATTTACACTACATCCAAATGTTGCATTGCCTGTACCACATATAGTAAACCTTTGTGCACTATTGGTATAAATACTATATCCATTGTTTGTAGTATTGTAAACAACAAAATCACAAGAAGCACCTACATATTGTTGAAAATAAGTATTACCACCATTTTGGAAATAAATAGGGCCGTTTACAGTTGCGGATGATATTCCTATAAGTTGCTGTGCACAAACTACTCCAGAAAAACATGCAACTCCTGATGATGTTATACGAACTCTTTCAGCAGGGACATTACCTGATAATCTAGTATAAAAACTTAAATAACCTGAATAATCTCCGTTTGTTGCATTTTCTTTTCCTCCAAATATTCCGGACATTTTTGTATCTCCACCTGTTGATCCGTATTGACTTCCAAAACTAATTGTACCTCCTTTGTCTGCTGCATAACAATCTGTGGAAAAAAGATATATGTTTCCATAATCCGCAGCTGCTGATGGTAAGGATGTTGCCCTACCTATTACTAATCCAGAATTATTACCTGAATTTACTGATGGGTTACATAATACAAGGTTTGCGTAGTTTGGAGATGTTGATCCTATACTAACACATCCACTAAATATACCTACTGGTGCACAAAGTTGACAAGCAAAAACAGATATACCATCTGACCCAATTGTTAATCTTGCATTTGCACAATCATTAGTTGCAATTTGAAAACTTTTACTGGGTCCTGTTATTATACCCATATTTTGTTCTGCACTTCCTTTATACCATCCAGTTGCTGCTAATGCTCCAATTGAACATACACCATTTAATATTCTATAATATCCTTCTCCGGCACCAGTTGAGTTTACAAACATACCAACATTACTACCATATGCAACAACTCTTGAACCATAACTACCATCGGTACATACATTTGCCGATTGTATTGTTGGTGTACATACCGCTCCTGCAAAACAAGCAATTCCACTACCTTTCAAATTTGCATTCACACAAATTGTAGTACCATCATCAATAATGCATGAATCATAAAGATGATCACCTCCACCACTTTTAGCAATATAGTTACAAGTTAAAGTTGGTTCATTACCTAAAGTTGATCCTCTTGGGCCTGACATCAATACACCTCCTGAATAACCTACACCTGATGGGTTTGAA